ACTCCAGTTGAATGGGATTTCTTAGAAAAAAGAATTTCTGAGCCAACAGCCCTAGAAGAATCACAAAGACCAAAGATCATAGAACACAAAAATCATTCAATAAAACCAAAGCAAAGCCCATGGAAGCATCAAGTGTTGCAAAATAAATACCGTCGCTAAACTGGTCAAGTGGACAGTTAGGTTATAGTAGGGGCATTTAATGTCAGCAATGCGCTTTCGCCTAAAAAGGCTGCTCGTCTGCTTATTTGCCTCTGATTTTTTATCAGGGGGTTTAGGTGACATATACAACGGCTGATTTAGTTCCGTTAAAAGAGGCTCTATTAACTGGAGCCTTAACAATTTCAAGCAACGGCCGAACTATAACCTTCAAATCAAATGAAGAGCTTGAAAAGTTAATTGCAAAAATTGAATTAAACATTGCGGCACAAGAGGCAACATCAGGGGCTCCGTTTGTTCCTGTTTCTAATCGGATCAAAGCAACTTTCACAAAATAAAAAGTAGATAAAATGAATGATTTAAGAATGAACTGGCTTGATAAATTTATAAATGTTATCAGTCCAGCAACATATGCAAATAGATTACGCGCTCGAGCGCAAACTAATTTAATACAGCGCCAATATGATGCCGCGAAAAGCCCATCTGGGCAGTCAAAAATTCAATCGAATAGCAATAGTGCAAACAAAGAATTAAATAAAAACATTGCTCCGGTCAGAGAAAATGCGCGTGAGTTGGTACGAAATCAACCGATTGCAACCAAAGCCGTCAGCGTTTTGGTAAATGAAACTATTAGTTGGGGCATTGAGCCAACAATCACTCATGCGAAACCTGAAAAGCAAGACGAAATTAGAAATGAATTTAGAGCTTGGGCCAAAATTTGCGGAACTCGCGGTGAAGATTTTTATTCACTACAGAACCTTAGTTTTAGTGCAATGGTTGTTGATGGTGAGGGGTTGGGTCGACAAGTTATTGTTGATAAGCGTGTAAAAATTGATTTGATTGAAGCAGATAATATCGACACTAAAAAAGACAATGCTAAGTATGGAAAACTTTCTCTCGAGAATGGCATTGTTATGGATGATTTTAAAAGACCTCATTTTTATATGTTACTGTCAGGTAAAGAGTCGATTCCTGTTCCACAAGATCAAATTATCCATTTATTTAGAAAAGATCGGGTTGGTCAAAACCGAGGTATTTCTTGGCTTGCTCCAGTTGCCTCAACAATTTGGACTCTTGATCAAATTAATTATGCTCAGTTAAATAAACAGCTATTAGGTAGCGCATTAACTGCTTTTGTTACGAAACAGCCAACGGGGCTCAGTCCTGATTTGGACAAACAACAAGCCGAAAGTGATTGGTCGCTTACAACGGGCGGCGTTCACAGATTAAATCCAGGCGAATCAATCACGTTGCCAACAACTCCAAATGATTCAGGATTTGATCCGCAATTTAGAAACACATTGCGATTAATAGCATCTGGCCTAGGAATAACTTACGAAGCATTGAGTTCTGATTTATCCCAGGTCAATTTTAGTTCTGCGCGTATCGGACAAATACAACAAAGAAAAAATATCGATGCTTGGAGATATCACGTTGTAATTCCATGTTTTTGCGAAAAAGCATTTCAGTGGTTTTTAAAAGATTGCAACCTTCGAGGTATCGACACAGATGGCGTTGAGGTTGAGTGGACGCCGCCGGCACACGTGCTTATCGATCCAGAATCAGAAATAAAAGCAACAAACTTAGCAGTAAGGGCCGGGTTGCAAGCGTTTCCAGACGCACTCAGAGAGTTGGGTTTTGATCCAGAAACTCATATGAAAAAAATTGCTGAATCAAACCGTCTTCTCGACAAATACGCACTTATTTTAGAGAGCGATCCAAGGGTTACTGGAAACGGTCAACTGGTCAACAGCGATGCGCTTAAAACAATCCAAGAAATGCAATCCAAAACTAAGCAAACTGGTCAAGTGGACAGTTAGGTTATATATATGAAGCAAATTACGAAAAAAATAGCGACGCGCAGTTTGGTGGTCGAAAGAGCCATACAAACTAAAGGCGAAGATCCAAACGAAATAACAGTAATATTCAGCACTGGTTATAAAGGTTTACGAAGCGATTGGTTCGAAACATTTTATGAGCAGCTTGAAATGACTGATCAGGCGTGCGACTTAACTCGTCTGAAAAGCGGCGCTCCATTTTTATGTCAACATGCTAACAGCGTTCTTCAAACGATGGGCGTGGTGAGAGATGCTTGGATAGAAAATGGAATTGGTTACGCGAAAATTAAACTTTCTAAAAATCCTGAATTCGCAAATATCGTTCAAGATATTCAAGACGAAATTCTAAACAATGTTTCAGTGGGTTATACGGTTCAAAATTACGAAGACGTTTCTGAAAAAGATGCTTCGACTCGAACTTATTTAGCAAAAAAATGGACGCCACTTGAAATTTCACTTGTTGCAATAGGGTTTGATCCAAATGCACAAGTCACACGCCAAATTGAACAACAAAACGAAGTAATTATTAACACAAAGGAAAATGAAATGAAATTTAAAGACATGAACGACGAGCAAAAAAGAGCACACATTCAATCAAAACTAACTGCAAAAACTGAGTTAGATTCTGAAGAGAGAGCTTTTCACGACGAAAAAATGAAAACTTCAAATGAGCCTGCTTCCGCAGTTGATACTGAAGCTCTTAAGCGCCAAATTTCTGCTGATTATAAAAAGAAAACGCAAGCGATTAATACAATCGTGCGTGCAAGTGGTCTTGATATGAAATTGGCAGAACAATTCATCAATGAAGATTTAAGCGTAGAAGATGTATCGACTCGAATCATGGAAGCTTTAGAAAAAAACCAAACTAACAAATTAACAACACAAAAAAAGGAAAATCAAGTCATGGGAAAAAGAGAATTAATGGTCGCTGCAATTTTAAATCGTCTTGATGCCCAAAAATTTAAAATTGACGGAGAAAACGAATACCGCGGTGCTAGCCTTTTGGATATTTGTAAAGACGTAGTTCCAATGAACCCTGGAGAAAATTCGCAAGCTTACGCTCAGCGTGCTATTCAAACTTCTGATTTAACGGACTTATTATCAAATGTTGCGAATAAAATTTTAAAACAAGATTCTGCAGCAGAGAAATATATTTTCTCAAAAATCGCTGTTGAACAGCCATTACGTGACATGAAAGCGACTCCAATTATCCAAGTTGGAAACTCTGGCTTATCAGAAAAAGCTTCAGAGACGGGCGAATATACTGAAGGAACAATGACTGATAGCAAAGAAACTATCACTCTTCAAGATCGCGGTGTTATTTTCAAAATTACATACAAAGCTATTGTCAATGATGACTTAAGCGTTTTGAAGCAAATCGGAAATAAAGCTCCTTTGATGGGCGGTAAAGACCTAGAAAAACTGGTTGTTGGTGTTCTGAACGCAAATCCAGTTTTAGATGACACAAAAACTTTATTCCATGCTGATCACAACAATTTAATCACTGGTTCAGCTGCACCAACAGAGCTGATCTTAGACGCTATTCAACAAAAAATGAGAGCATTTCTTGATGAGTCTGGCGATCCGATGGGTTTAGCAATTAAATATTTAGTAGTTCCTCCGTCAATGGAATTGGCAGCTAAAAAACTAGTTGCAGCTATTACTCCTGCTCAATCGTCTAATGTAAATCCATTTTCGGGTACTATTGAAGTATTGGTTTCAAGTCTTTTGACAAAAGTAAGTTTAAAAGATGCATATTATGCAGTATGTGATCCAGCTGAATTTGCTCCACTTGTATATGGAACATTGGAAGGCCAAGGCGCTGTTCCTGAAGTGGCTGTAGAAGAAAATTTTGCAACTAAAGGTTTGAATGTTCGCGTAACTCAGCCAGGCGCGGCCGCAGCAGCTTCAAGCAAAGGTATTGTTCGAATCGTAGTAGCATAATCGGAAATTTTTAATGAAAAATCAATTCGATACCCTAAACAAGCTTACACAGCGAAGTTTAGGGGAACCTATTGTTTATAAATATAAAAATGACTCTACGGTTTCACTGAAGGGAATTTTTTCTATGCAATGGGTTGAGTCGAATGGTGTTTCAACCAAGCGTTTAACATGCGAAGTCTTATCGCTCGATTTGTTGTCTGCGCCTGACAAAGGTGACTCAATAATTCGCGGTGATAAGACTTACAAAATTGAAATCGCTCAGGAAAACGACGAAATTTTCACTTTAATTCTAAAGGACTAAATTAAATGCCAGTCCCAAAACGAACGCAGATCCGCGAGGCCATTAAAACAATTTTGATGGGCCAAACTGCGTGCGGTGATAATGTTTATTCAAATCGAACATCCGCTTACTGGAAAAGCGAACTTCCTTCTATAAGCATTTTTATGGCTGAAGAGCCATTGTCACCAAGAGATATGTCACAAAAAACATATATTAGAAAACCAGATATCAGCATTGAAATTAGAGCTGAGGCAAATGAACATTTAGATGAAATTCTAGATCTAGTTAACGACAAAATTGAAGAGCTGATTTTAGCAAACAGTAATTTAAACGGAACTGTTCAGGGCATCGTTTTTACGAACATTGATTTTGAAACGGCCAATGATGGCACGACAAATATCGGAATTCTTACTTTAAGTATACAAGCGCAATACACAAAATAATTTAAAATTTTTAACAAGGATTAAACGATGAGTGATGTAACAAAAAAATCGCAAGCATGGGCTATTAAAAAAGAAGTGACTGAAGGTACATATGTTGCACCAACAGCCTCATCAGATTTTATCCAAGTTATGGTCGACGCCGGTGAGCTTTCTAAATCAAAAGAAGTTGTTGAAAGAAATGTTTACACCGGAACAATTGGTAAAGTAGCACCAAGAACAAGTACATCAAGCGCAGCTGGAAGTATCGGGGTTGAGGCAAAACCTCACAGCGTTCAAGGAGCGGCTCCAGAATTTGGTTTACTTATTGAATCTGCACTCGGTTTAAAACGCCAAGGACTTGCAGAATTAACTCTTTTAGTTGGATCGACTGTTGATGAATGCCTTGTGGCAGATGCAACAAGCATAAACGTTGGTGATATTCTTTTAATTAAAGAGCCCGGAAAACACCACGTCAGTCCAGTTCAAGCAGTTGATTTAGGAACTGACACAATTACTTTATTAATTCCTGCTGCAACTCCGTTTACTGCAGGAACAAAAATCGCAAAATTCACAACGTATACAGTAGCTGAGTCAGGACATCCAAGCCTTTCAGTTTCTAGATATTTAGAAAATGCAATTTTACAAAAAGCAGTTGGCTGTAAAGTAACAAGCATGGCTCTTGAGAATTTCTCAACTGGTCAACTTGCATCTTTAAAATTTGCTTTTGAAGGATTAAATTTCGACAGTACAATTACAGCGCCGCCGGTTGCTCCGGGATTTGATTCGGGCGTTCCACCAATTATTTTATCAGCCTTGGTTTATATGGATGATCAAATGATTGCGGTAAACGATGTTTCAGTATCTTTAGAAAATACTCTGGCATTTAAAACTGCAACTTTTGCAGAAAACGGCCGAATTGGTTCGCGTCCAACTGAGCGTTCAATTACTGGTAGCTTTAATCCATTTATGGCCAGCGATTCAATGGCAAATTACAGCAAGTTTAAGAACAACACTCAATTCTCATTATTCTTGTATTCAATGTTGCCAAGCTCAACACCTGGAGAATTTGCATCAGTTGTTGGATTGTATTTACCACAATGTACGATGACAGAAATTTCTGAATCTGATCAAGACGGCTTAATGCAAGATAACATTACATTCACAGCGCACAGAGCAGACGGAACAAAAAATGAAATGTTCCTTACTTTTATCTAGAGTTTGAAATGGCAAAAGTTTACAAACTATCAGATAGAAAAATTATTAAAATCGATGACTTAACGGTCACGGTCGGGCCACTCAGCAAGGACAATAAAGAAAAAGCTATTGCCATGCTTACAGAAGGGCAAAAAACTCAAAGCATTAATCTTTTGAACGAGGCGATTTTCTTCACACTTCGGGCTTGTGTTAAAAAACTCGAAGGCGCTAAGGATACTGATGATAATCCGTATGAATTAACATTTGAAAACGGACTTATGACTGAAGAATGTCTTCAAGATTTAACTAATATGGAGTCAAGTGCGAAGCTTTTAGCTGTTTGTGGAATTTTATTACATGATTTCACTGCAACTAAATTTGAAATGAAGGGTGTCGAAGTAATAAAAAAGTAGAGGCGGCTGCAGTTGAAAAACTTCAGCCAGATGTTTCACTTTTTTTTATCACTTTGTATCACGTAATTGAATCGATTTCAGTCCTAAGTTTTGAGGAGTATGTAGAATTAATTGCAAGGACTTATCTAGCTTGTAAGGGTGAGCCGGATAAACCGAAAATTGATCGTAGTAAATACACTCCAGAACAATTAAAGGCTATGGATCTAGCGCAAAAAAATAATTCTGCATCGATCATAGAAGTTTTGAATTTAAGATTCACTGCGCCTTTGAGTGAGTTTACAAACCACATTCATAACTTTGATTATATTTTAATGTTATACGGGGCTTACAAAAACCATGGGTCACTTCCTTACGAAGGACTTATTTCGGATCAGCCCAACAAAATTATCGAAATTTTTAACGTAATAGGCGCGGTGATAAGTTCACTGAAGGAACAAGAACGCAAAGCCCAAGAAAAAAAGAAGAGTAAATGAGCGAAAATAATGTAGCCATAAATTTAGAAGTAGCAACAAAAGCTGCTGAAATTGCATTAGCTCGTTTGAAAAAACAGACTGATGAAAATACGAGAAGTTTCGATATTTTCAAAGGTATTTTTGCTGGTAATTTGGCAGCAAGTGGCATCAACAAAGCGTTTGATGTTATCAAGGCCCAATTCGGCCGATTTGTTGACGAAGCTTCGCAGGCTGAACAAGCAATTAAAAATATGGAAGTTGCACTTGCATCTGCTGGCCTATTAACTCCACAAGTTTCAAAAGCATTTCAAGAGCTCGGCGATACTGTTGAGGCAACAACTCGTTTTAATAGTGATCAGGTCGCGTCCACAGTTGCATTGTTGGCGTCACTTACAAATTTATCTGACGATGGGATTAAAAAAGCGACTTCGGCCGCTATCGATTTGGCAGCAACTTTAAATGTCGATCTTGCCACAGCATCAGATATGATTGCAAAAGCAGTAAATGGCAATTTATTAGGCTTTAGTAAACTCGGAATTTCAATTGAAAAAGGAAGTACGGATGCCGAGCGGTTAACTAACGTTCTGGCAGCTTTATCGAGCCAACAGGGGGCTGCAACTGCTCAGGCCGAGACTTATGCCGGCGCAAGCGAAATCAACGCCAATGCCCAAGGAAAGCTTTATGAGGCCATTGGTAAAATCATCACAACAAATCCTACATTTATAAAAACACTTCAATCATCTGCTGAAGTTTTAATTACAGTTGCAAATTGGGTTGAAAAAAACAGCAAAGACATTGTTTTACTAGCTCAAAGCATGGTCGCAGGTGCTGCAATATATGGAACTGGTGTTGCGATCATGAATGTTGCAACTCTTGGGCTTGCAGGTTCATTTAGTATTTTGAGCGCCGCCGCTACAACTGCTTGGGGTGTTATCGCAGGTCCAGTAACTCTCGTAGTTGCTGCAATTGGAGCCATTGGTGTTGCGATTTATTCAGTCATTAAATATTGGGATAACTTAAAAGCGATTGCAGCCGACACTGTCGCTGAAATATTAGAGCTTGGATCTGTTGCGACCGGAATGTTCAACCAAGATTTAGCAGCATCGATTCAAAAGCAAAGTGATCAATACAGAAATCAAGCAAACGCTATTAGAGAAACTATTAAGGCAAAAGAAGACGAGGCAAATGCAAACTCTGCAGGTGCTTTGGCCATGGCTGAAAAAGAAAAGCAAGAAAAGCAGCAAGAAAAAATCAGAAAAGATCGACTTGCAGAAGAGGCCAAAGATAATGCTCGGCTTGCTCAAGAAAAATTAAATATTGAGAAAAAATTTACAGCAGATTTAATGCTGACAAAACAAGAGCGCACTTTGGCATTAGAAGAAATAGAGGCTCAGCACCAGACCAATATGCAAACTATTGCCGGTGAAAATGAGATGTCTGTTTTGGAGAGACAAATTTCTAATCAGGCCGAAGCTTTATCGCTTCGACAAGCTCATGAGCAGGCCATGCTTCAAGCCACAATTGATGCTGAGCTTGCAAAAGCAAATATCATTAAAGACAATGATGAGCGCCAAAAAGCAATCACAGCAGCAAATAATAAAGCGGCATTAGATAAATTAAAATTACAAACCAAACAAGAAATTGAAACTAAAAAACAAAGTTTAAAAGCTGACGAAGAGGTCGAGCGGTTAAAGGTTTCAAATCGAAAAGATACATTTAGCACAATTGCAACACTTTCAGAATCTTCAAATAAAGAGCTTGCAGCTGTCGGTAAAGCATTCGCCTTATATCAAATCGGGGTTGATACAGCTCAAGGTGTGACTAAAGCGCTTGGATCCGCGCCGCCTCCATTTAACTTTGCATTGGCAGCTCTTGTCGGGGCTGCAGGCGCTGTTCAAGCTTCAAAAGTTGCAGGACTGAATTTTGCCAAAGGTGGAATTGTTCCAAATAAGGGCGGCATTGTAAGTGGCACAAGTTATCAAGGTGATAAATTATCTGCAAATGTGAATTCGCGTGAGATGTGGCTGAATGTTCCACAACAAAAAAGATTGTTCGATATAGCCGACGGAAAACAAAACCCATCAAGCAGTGATTCTGGATCGATGAATATGTTTAAAGAACTAATTCACACTTTAAAAAATCAAACAATTAGTGTTGAGATCGATGGCAAGTCAGTGTTTACGGCCGTAAGAGCTCAGCTCGACAGTGGAAGGGGCTTTGCGTAATGAGACTTATATCGCACAACTTCGCTCAAGATCCGCTGACGACAATTACATACTCTTCACAAAATAATAATTTTCCAGCGAGTAATATATTTCATGAGCACAGAAGTAAGCAGTGGAGAAGTGTTGGCAACTCAAATCAATGGGTCGTATTTGATTTAAAAACTACGGAACCTATAAACACAGTTGTATTGCTATGGCCAAAAGGCGCTTACAAGCTTTCAACTTTAGCAGTAATTAAGATCCAAGCCAGCGCAACGTCAAATTTTACGTCTCCGGCAGTGGATCAAACGATTTCTTTTAATAATAAATATGAAATTGCAAGCCATTATTTTTCTACACCTATGAATTATAGATATTGGCGTGTGCTGATCGATGATCCGACAAATATTTATGGTTATGTCAGTTTAGGCGTTGTGATTTTAGGAATGTCAGAAAGCTTAGATCATCCTTCAAACGGATTTTCTTTTTCATCGGCTGACACTTCGAACATTACAAGAACTGATTTTGGTCAGAGTTACGTTGATATTTATCCGATTATCTCATCATTAAATCTAAATTTTGATGTCATGGAATATGACATTGCAAAAAACTTTATTGATTTATTTTTAGCAGTCGGTGTTCGAAAGCCTGCGTTTATTGTGATTGATGAAAATTCGATTGTTTTTGATAAAGATATTTTCTGCATTTACGGAAGATTCGAGCCAAGCTATGCGACTAATCACATTGCATACAATCTTTTCAGGGGCAGTCTAACTATTACGGAAAGCAATTAAAATGAAAATTGTCGTAGTAGAATTAAAAAGCGAATTAGAGCAAACAGTTAAGGCTGTCATGAATGCGCAGGTCGAAGCGATAAGACTTCATTTGTACAAACACAACAATCCTGCTGGAAGTTTACAGGTATTAATTAAAGAAAAGATTGGCGGCGCTGTTGTTGGAACAAGTGAGCTTGTCGATATTTCAGTTATTCCAGGTGATTTTTTTCATGGACAAGTTTTGTTTCCACTCAGTGTTCAGCTTGAAAAAAATAAACTTTATAAAATAGTTTTACAGCATATTGGATATTCGTTCAGCGAGTCTGATTATGTTGGTTGGTGTGTCGATTTTGATTTTAAAACTTATCTAAAGGGATACGACGACGACGGTAGCAATGTCAGATCAGCATTTGATTACGAATTTTGGGTAAAAAAAGATTTAATTTAATTAAGAATTGAGCGGTGATTTATGAGAATTCTAGATTTTTCTGATGGGTTTGAATCTTCAGAAGAGCCAACAAAAGGCAGCTTTAGTCCTGCTAATAAATTAATGGAGTTCGCTAATGATGCTGCTTTTGTTACGTACAAAGGCGAACCAGCTTCGAAGTCTGACATTTATTTTAATACGACACTCGAAAAAGTGCGCATTTTTATAACTGGTTGGGTTACAATACCAGAACTAAATTCGGATAATGATTTGTTGCTTACAGACAGCACAATAACAGCCGAGCAGATTCTCAGTACGAACGCACAAAAGAAAATAGTTTCAACAGGAATTTCGACGACTGACTTTTTAAAGTTATTGCCTCAGGTAATTGGTTCTGTCGGGGCTGCCATTGAAATTATTGCGGCCGATGGTATTGATCCAACAACTTTTGTTGCTCCAAAACAGCTAGACAGATTCGAAAACACAATTTTTATTAAGGGTGTTTCGGGCGGCACTGTTGTTTCGCACAATCCGCAAATTAAAGTCGGATCTTTTGTCGGGCAAAAACTTAATCTTATTGGAACCAGCGATTCACTTTCGGTAACACTGGTTGACGGTCTTGGAGTAAATACCGGCGGTCAAACTATTATTTTTAAAAACGGGACGGTCTTCACTTTCATCTGGACTGGTTCAACTTGGACTATTTTATCAACAAACGGATTTATTTAAGGAGAATTTATGAAACAATTTGTAAAAATATTTTTTATTACATTTTTTATTTGTATAACTGCAGCGGCCGCAAGCAAATCATTACAAGGTGACAATTGGAAAAGTTCAGATCTGACAAAAACATTTTTGCCGCCAAGTACATCAACAACACTTCTAGGAACAGATACAAGTCAATCGGTAACAAATAAAATTATCAGCGGTTCAAATAATACAATTTCAAACATTGCTCTTTCGACAGATGTCACCGGAGTGTTGTCGATCAGCAAAGGTGGAACTGGCCAGACAACTCAAACAGCTGCTTTTAACGGTTTATCACCACTTACAACCAAGGGTGATTTGATTGTGCGAAATGCCAGTGGTGACAATACTCGAAAAGCCGTCGGGGCTGATGGTTATATTTTGGTTGCTGATTCAAGCGATTCAACTGGTGTTAAATGGGTCCAACAAAGTGTCACATCAGTAGCAGGCACGTTGCCAATTGCAAATGGTGGAACTGGCCAAACAACAAAAACAACTGCATATGATGCCCTATCTCCTAATACAACCAAAGGTGATATTACGGTCAGAAATGGTACGGTAAATGTCAGAAGATCTGTTGGAACTGATGGCCAAGTTTTAATTGCTGATTCATCAGATGCGACCGGCGTTAAGTGGGCTACTCCGTCAACAGTGAGCACAGCAAATGTCATTTCAAAAACAACAACTTATACTGCGGTTGTTGGCGACGATATTATAAACGCTTCTGGATCTGCATTTACAATTACACTTTATGCTGCGAGTGGAAACTCTGGTAAATCAATCACAATTAAAAAAACAGATTCATCATTTACTAACATTATTACGATTGACGGCAATGCCTCTGAAACAATTGATGGGGCACTAACAACAACTTTAAATACTCAATATGAATCTATCACTCTATATTGCGATGGTTCTAATTGGTTTAAAAAATCGAGAGACATTCCGAACAAGTGGCTTGCTTATACCCCTACGATTAATGGGATGGGCACGCCAACTTCAGTTAATTTTGTTTGGAAAAGAGTGGGTGATTCAATTCAAATTATTGGTTCATTTATTACAGGCACGCCATCTGCTGCAACTTCAGAATTTACATTGCCTAGTGGACTTACTGCTGATTCTGGAGTGATTACAACCTATGCTTATTATGGTGATTGGACCCGTGTTGTATCAACGGGATCAACTCGAAAACGAGGCAAGAACGTAATCTCTGGTGGATCTTCAACTATCGGCATGACAAGTGATGATTATACAACAGCTCTGGGGCCTGCAAGTGCTTTAGCCGGCAATGCTGGATTTGGTTCGAGCGAGTCAGTTAAGGTGCAGGCTTTAAATATTCCAATTACTGGGTGGAACTAATTTTAATTTAAGGAAACCGCTATGAAATATTTAATTTTATCTTT